TAGAACCAAACTTCTCTTTTTCTGTATCTGCTAAATCTTCAGATACGGAAGCGATTAGTTCTGCTCTTTTTGATTCAGAAACATCTTTAGAAAGATTGACATTTTTCTCAATCTGTTCGTTCAGCTTATCTTCCAAATCTTTAACTTGTCCAGTTAAATCATCTAGTACATTATATTTTTCTTCAGGAACATCTATATAATGCTCTTTGAAAAGTCCTTTCAGTCCAGTAATGAAATCTTCAGCGATTTCGGTACGAATACCTCTTTCAACTGCTAATTCATTCTCTTTCATCCATTCTTCAACAACATAGTTTAGATATGAATCGACTTTCTCGACCATAGCTTCTTTTACTGTTTCAGTTTCAGATGCAAGTTTTTTCTCATACTGAGCCTCAATTATTTTCGTCTGTTCTTTGATTCTAGTCTTAACAGCAGCTTCAAATATAGTCGCAGCCTTATCTTTAAATTCTTCAGATAAGTCAGCGTCAGATGAAACTAGTGCCTTAACATCATCAGATAAATCAATATCATCAATAGAATCTTCAGCAATAACTTCATCATCACTTGATTCTACTTCCTCAGCAGCGCCAGAAGGTTTATGGTCTTTTGGTAAAGACGCCTCATCTTCATTTTTCTGTGCTGGGTCTGATGTTATTTTTTTAACCTTTTTCGTTGAGTCAGGGTTACTATCAGTAGGTTTAACTACTGGTGCACCCAAATCTTCAGCGTCATTTTGAAGGTGAGTAGGTTCAGCAGGGCTCGCATCTTTGTTAGCTGCGTTCTTTTGCTCTTCTAAATCTACTTCTTTAGTAACTTCGGTTTCAGACATTCGGTCTCCTTTATTAAAAAATTAATTAATTTGTTAATTATAATTATTTATACAAATTACCACCTCAAGCTGTACGCATTGATGGTTTTTGCGTATTTTTTTACAGTTTAGAGATAAAATTCGCAAAAACTTTTGCCTTTACTTCTGAAAGTTCGTGCATCTTTGCTTTTTCTATTTCTTCTTTGTATTCTTCAACTGTTCTACTTTTCAGTACGCCATTATCCCATATCCATTCTTTGCCTTCCATAATACCTTCTACGAAAGCATCTGGCGCCGATGGGTCTGCGACAATATCAGCAGCTGTTGCGAGGTAAAAATCTTTACCAACAACACCTCGTCCGTTCGATTGTTGAATCGAACCCATACCTCTTGAAGATACACCTAACTGTGCGCCTTCGTCAATCAAATTTTTGACGATTTTGCCATAAGGAGTATCCATTATTTTCGCCTCACCAATGAAGTTTTTTCCTTCCGGTTTAAGACTAGTTATCATATGAGAAACTCTTTCGAGGTTAACTGTGGGTCCGTCAGGATGCCCTAGTTCTCCGAAAGCTCTTTTCTTATTGATAAATTCTGTTGTATATCGTTTAACTTCGTTTGTCAAAGTATCAACTGGATAAACTCGACCGTTACGGTTCTTGATATCCGCTTGCATAAAGACACCTCTAATCTTGTAGTCTTTACTACCCTTAGCGTTGTCCTCTGTTAAAATTTCGACATCTTCAACTATTTCTGTAATTAGTTTCATTTCTCCACCTTTTCTTTGTTATAGACTTTATCGACTATACCCTGTTTAATTTCTTCTCTCTTAACATTATACTTTTCTGCAAATGCTAATTTAAATGCTTCTGCCAAAGTAGCCTTTGATTTTGTTCCGACTATTCTCTCTAAAATTTGGCGAGAACGGTCTTTAGGTTTTCTCTTACTCATCTATCTTACTTCTACTATTAGTGTATAATTATCGCCTGCAACAAATCCTTTTGTTGAAAGTAATAGGTCGCCTGCAGGAGATGTACTTGCAGTCAATGTTGCATTATTAGGTATACTATTACCAGCAGTATATAAATCCCAATAACCTTCTCCACTAAAAAATCCTATTGTTGAATTCGCAGAACTCGTACCACTTCCTGCCCATAGTAATTCAACTCCTGATTTACCATTTGTAGTGTTGATACTCCACCAAATTTTTGCGATTGATTTAGTCGCATCTTCGGTCATAAATGTTAATGCACTAGCATCCATTTTTGTTACAAGCGTTTCACCTGAACCATCACTCATATTAGTAAATTTCATCACAGTTTTTGTGCCAGATGTATCTACTAGTGTTTGACTTGTTACAGCATCAGCCATTAATTTCTCCTAAATTCTGTTACTAACAAATAATTCTTAACATTTGAATCGGTTGTTAGTGTAAATTGTTTATCGTTTCCAAATTTTAACTGGTCTGGTCTTAATCCATACTTACCATTACCATCCAAAACTAAATCAGCACTTTCACTACTAGCACTAATTGTTAATTTGCCTTCTATACTGCTACGACTTTCTATCAAATAGTAGCACTCAATCAAACTTACTTTTGAATCAGTATTACCACCTTCAAGTTTGTCAGCACCAAAACCATCAGATGTTTCAATCATCTTTTGGTCATCCTCACTTCCAATACCTGTTGATTTAACAATGTATTTGGAAGTGGCATCCACTACCGTTACATTACTAATTGCCATAAGAAATTAAGCAGTAAATGCTTCGTCTTTTCTTAGTTCAAGCAGTATGAATCCAGAAACTCCATAAGCGTTACACTTTAGGTCTCCTGAAGTTGCACCAGTATTAGTTGCATTGTTTTCAATTTTACCAGCAGTACCATCATAGTGTCCTGTACCTGCAAGATTGATTGCCTTAGTATCTGCCGAAGCACCCACAAATTCAATATCCGCCCAACCTGTGTTGTCGTCAGCAGTACCTTGTACTAATCCCCACCATATTCTGGTGATATCTAACATAGCGCCATTGGCGTGTCCTGACAATGCACTAGCATCTAATACCACAGAATCAGCAGTAGTATTGTCGTTCATGTTTACTAAAACAGTAACTTTACCACCTTGAGCACCACTACCAGTTTCCAGTTTTGTATCTTTTAATGTTCTTGTTGCAATAGCCATTTTTTATCCTTTTACTTAATTAATTCGTTGTCAATATAATCTTCAATATCTGTAACACTAACGCCGTGTTTCTTTGATATTGCCTTAACAATGCCTTCTATCTTAGAGGTGAGAGGGTCAGATGCCTTGTTTATCCTTGCATACATATCTGTTACTGCCGCTTTCATCTTCGGAGATAGTTTATTAAACTGCGTAGTCGGTAATGAAGTCTTTCGTTCAACTAGTTTACCTGTAAAACTTTTAAACGAAATTTCACCCACTTACTCTTCCTCTACTACTTGGTCGTCATCAATCTCAAAATCAACATGGTCGTTTGGTGAAATTGCATCACTCTCAATACCTACAGCACCATCAGTCATATTACCTGATAATTCAGAACCAGCCTCTATCGATTCTCGTTCATCACCGGCATTTAACCAGTCGTTTGCTACAGTTTGTCTTTTAGTATCTAATGCATCACCAATCTTGTCAGTCAACGCACTTTTAAAAGCATTCTGGGCGGCGACATTATCACCACTAGCCAGAGAATCAACCATATTTGCTACATTTTCATTTGACATAATTATTCATCTCCTATATTTATATCGGAATCATCAAACTCTGCATCATCTCCAAAATCTTGTGATGCGATAATTCCTTGTTTAATTTCGCCAGAAATCTGGCTATCAATTTCAAGTATATCTTCGTCTGTTTGTTGTAAAATGTGTTTTCTTACATACTCAACAGAATAGTACTTACCCACATACGGACTAACTTCATTCGCAAGACCTAATCTTTCTCTTAATATCTCTGCGTTTTTTAATTCTGCAAAATAGCCATCTTTTAAGAAACTATATTGTATGTGTTCTTTTATCTTAACCCAATCTTCAATTGTAATAATACCTTTTAACACTAATTGTGTTTTCAGTATATCATTAAAGACTCCAGTAAATCTCTTTCTTAATCTCTGAACGAATTTTGTAAACTTCAGTTCATCTCTTGTAATCTCTGCGGCCCTGCCCATGTTGAATCCGTTTTGTGAATCCAATCTTGACATAGGTACATTCAAAGATTGATATAATTTCTTTTGAAAGTATTCAACATCTGAAATCTCTCCAAGATTTTGACCACCAGATAATGTAGAAACTTCTGTGCCTTTTGCACCTTCTCTACGAGGTAACCAGAAATCTTCAAGCATTGACATATGTTTTCTGTCATCTCTAATCTCACCAGTTGAGGCATCATAGACAAGTTTGTTTCTATATCTTGCCATAACATCACGCAGATAAGCTTCTGCTTTTACTTTTGGTAGATTGCCAACATCAACATAGAATATTCGTCTTTCAGGTGCTCTTACTATTCTGTAAATAACAACAGCATCCTCAATCATTCTTAATTGATTTGTTGGTTTAATCGCCTTGTGCAGATGGCCCATAACCATGTTTCTAGTTTGGTCAACCACACCAGATGTTACATAGCATATAGAGTCGGCAGCAATTTTAAGACCAGCATTTGTGTTTGCTGCTGATATTCCTTTTTCATTATAAACAAACCACTCGGCCGTGATTTCTGTCATCTCAAGACCCAGAGATTTTGGGTCTCTCTTATTACTAACCTCACGAACCTTCTTAATCTTTCGTGGGTCGATGTATCTAATTTCTGTTAGTCCTTTTCGTGGACTTTTCGGGTCGATAACTTTATGAAAGTAGATTCTTCCGTCAACATACCATCTTCTGAAAATGTCGTGACCTTTTTCGTCAAAGTTAAGCAAACGCAAAACTTCGTCAAATTCATCACGAACTTTTCCTTTGATGTTCTCTGATATCATTAGTTTATCTAACGATACTGATACAGAAGCATCTCTCTCATCTGAAACAATAACTTCGTTGATAATATCTTCAACTGCCATATCACACTCTGGGTGTTGAGCAATTTCACGATATCTTTTGATTAAATCAATATCATCCTTGGCATTGACTTCCATATCCAAGTATTGGCCGAAATAACCGCCAGCAGATATAGTAGTAGTGCCATCATCAGGAGAGGCGACAGTAAACGCTTGTTTCGTTTCTGCCGACTTTCCTAAGTCTGTGTTTCTCGTTATTTGGAATCCAAGTAAATTCGCCATATTATATTGTCCTTATAACTTGTTAAAAATTATGTAGTTGTATCTGTTTCAAAATATTGATATGTCAATGCAACACCAAATGTTTCAACAGTAT